ATATAAAAAAAATTACAAAAGAAATATATAAAATAAATTATAAAAAAAATGAAATGGATACTTTTAGATCTAAATTTACATTAGATGAATTAAAAATAAGAGCATCTTTATTAAATAATAAAGATGAATTAGAAAATAAAAAAAAAGAAATAATTGAAAATTTTAATGAAATGGATTATTATGATAAAACGGGTGATTTAATTATTCAATATTATGAATTAAGAAATGAAACTAAACCATATATAAAAGAAACCAAAAATATATTAGATTTTTTAGGGGGGAAAAAAAAAGAAAAATCTGAAGGAGATATTAATAAAGCAGAATTATTTGATAATTATTTAAAAAGAATTGAAGGAACCAGAATTAATATAGATGATGGATCAAAAAGAATTAAATATTGTGAAGAATGTAACATTGAAAAAATTTTAGATTATAGTGTATCGGCATATGTTTGTCAATGTTGTGGAAGTTTTGAAGATATTATATTAGACGAAGATAGACAAATTAAAGATTATTCACCATATAGAAGAATAAATCATTTTCGTGAATGGATAAATCAATTTCAGGCAAAACAATCTCCAGAAATTCATGAAGATATTTATAGAGATATTATTTTAGAATTAAATAAAAATAGAATAACTAATTTATCAAATTTAAACAAAAAAAATATGAAAATTATTTTAAAAAAGTTAGGTTATAATGATCATTATGAACATATTCATTATATTATTAATAAACTAAGTAACTTACCACCACCTAAAATAACAAGAGATATGGAAAAAATATTTATAAAAATGTTTACTAAAATTGAAGGTTTATGGGAAATATATAAACAACCAGAAAGGAAAAATTTTTTATCATATTCTTATGTATTATATAAATTTTGTGAATTATTAGAATTAGATCATTTATTAGAATGTTTTACTTTATATAAAGATCCATATAAATTAATGGAAAATGATGAAATATGGAAAAAAATATGCACTCATCTTAATTGGGAATTTATTAGTTCTTTTAAATAAAATATCTAATATATTGTATAATGAATCATTTATTATATAATATATCTGTATTAATGATTTTTGTCGGCTTAATAAGTTTAACATATTATTTGGCTAAAGCATACAATAAAACTGAATGTCCAAAACAAGAAATTATGAAAAAAGAAAAAAATATTGATGAAATTTATGATATGAAACCAACTGAAATTTTTAATTCAATGTTTGTAAAACCCGATATATGGCAAGGTTATGAATCAGTATCTGTAAAAAAATCAAATAATAAAATTTTTTGATTGATCTTTAAGCGGTATTAATGCAGCATCATTATTTATATTTTTATTTATATTTTGATTATTTAAATTATTACTTTGATTTATATTTTTATTTTTATTTTGATTATTTAAATTATTAGTTTGATTTATATTTTGATTTATATTTTGATTTATATTTACATTATTATATAGATTTAAAACATTTTTTACTATTTTACTTCTTTGAACATCATTATTATTAAATTCCAATAAATGAAATATTTCATTATTAAATGATGGATTATTTAATTTATTATATAAATCTAAAAGACCATTATTTTTAATTCTATCACTTTGATATAAATCACCATTTATAACTGCTTTACTATTAACACCTAATCTAGTTAATAACATTAACATTTGAGTGGGTGTACTATTTTGCATTTCATCAGCAATAATAAATGAATTAGTAAATGTTCTTCCACGCATAAAACCTAATGGTGAAATTTCAATTTTACTATTTAAAATCATACTATTAATTTCTGATTTAGAATAAAATTGTAAAAATACATCAAATATAGGACGTGTCCATGGTTCCATTTTTTTTTCAATATTTCCAGGTAAAAATCCAATATCTTCTTCAACAGATATAGTTGGTCTTGTTATAATTATTTTATCAATTTCTTCTTCTTTTAATTTATTTATTGCAGCTAAACAAGCTAAAAAAGTTTTACCTGTACCCGCAGGTCCAATAGCAGTAATAACAAATTCATTATTATTATTTAATAAATCTATATATCTTTTTTGATTTTCAGTTTTAGGATTATATATTTTTGTCATTATTTCTTTTTTTGTTATTTTTAACATATAAATAAAATTAAATGATAAAAATATATTTAAAATTTTTAATAAATTCATTATAATAATATTATAATTATTCTTTATATTATTTTCTATTATTATTTATATAATGAGTAGTTATCATGAGAAATATTTGAAATATAAAAGTAAATATACGTCTATGAAAAATGAATTAAAAGGTGGTAGTGAATTTGTTTTGGAAAGTAAACTTGAAGAAACACAAAATAAAAAATATGAAGAATTTATAAATATAAATTATTCTTCATATTATGATCCTATATTAAGAATGCCTGATATATATATAGGAAACTCTACACAAAATATGACAAATTATGGTCATTCAATACAGATTACAGGTGTAATTAATAAAATATCTTATTGTTTATTTTCAATAGTATGTAATAATTATCCAGGATTAAATGGAATACCCAAAACTATTTATATTTCTAGATTTCCTTCAAGTGTTATAGGTGGACATACAAGAATACCATCTACAAGACCAAGTACATATCATGAGTTAAATCATGATGATATTACTATTAATGAATTTATAAATTATTGGAAATCATCATCAATCAGTAATGATAATGAGTGTCCTTTATTTGAAAATGAACATATGTGTTACAAAAAACAATTTGCACCAGATAATTTAACAATCACTTCTCAAATATGGTTTTCTGGTGCATTTATTGGTGATACTGTAAACTTAACATTATGTCATTATGGTTTATATGATAAAGATTTTAAAGTATTTCAAGCTAACACAGAAAGTTTAGCTATTTATTGTGAAGGTAAAATAAAATATAATCAGAATTTAAATACTATAAATAATGACAAAGATGAAACTACATTATATAATATAGAAAGATATTCTAAGTATGAAGATATATCATATAAATGTTATATATCAGATTATCCAATGGATCAAGTTGCATCAGATACTTTTTTAACTTATAAATCATCTATAAATAATAAGTATATGGTATACTTAATAAAAAGAGGTGATATCACATCTAAAAGTCCTTGGACTGACATGCCATCAACATTTATACCAGCTGCAGGTGAACATATAGAACCTGGAGGAAATTTAGGCAAGCAATTTGCAAAAGCATTAAAAGAAGAAATGGGACTTGATGAAAGTAAAATAAAAGAATTAGTAGAAGTATATAAACCATATAAGATATATGTTGGTTTATATACTAATATGGGTAGAGATCCAAGATATTTTAATTATCATTTATTAAATGACAGAAATGAAGTAACTAAAACATTTGGAATATATAGACGATCAATTACAATTGTAAATATGATATATATAGATAGTATAAATCAAACAATTGACTCATTTTTAAATCCATCTGAACAACAAAAAATTGGAGATACTGATGAAATAAATTTTTCCAAAAGTAGATTTGTAGATATAGATAAGGTACTTGCTATGGGAATAGATAACTGGATGATTTTAGATCACAAAAGAATATTAAAAGATATTAAAAAAAAAATAATACAGTTTGATTCAAGTTATATTGATAGAAGTATAATAACAAAAAGTTTAATGAAAATGTAAATGATATTTAAAGATAATTTACTATTAATATTTAATGTCAAAAGTAGATTATTTATCTGAAGATACTATTAATCCAGTTGATCAATTATTTATTTGTGTTTCTTTTTTTAGTAAACATTATGTTAAACAATCAATTGAAAATTTAAATGATTATGTTGATGAATTAAAAAGAGGTACAAAAGAAGAATATTCAACTGAAGATAATGTGTTAGCATTTAAATTTAGAGGTGCGTATAGAACATTTGAAGATGCATCTAGACATGCAGAACAATTAAGAGATTTAGATCCAAGTCATCATATTTATATAATGGAAGGAAGTAAATGGTGTGCATTTAAAATTAAAGATGATGATAAATATATTGAACAAACAGAACATGCAAATGCAGAATTAAATGATATGATGAAAAAATATGAAGAAAATCAAATAAAAGCAAAATTATATCATGAATTTAGAAAAAATCAATTAATTAAACAAAGTTTAGAAGAAAATTTAGAAAATAGAATAAAAAATATAGAAGAAACAGATAATGAATTATTAAATATAACTGATAAAACAGAACGTAAAAAACTTAAAGATAAAAAAACATCATTAGAAGAACAAATACAAAAATTAGAAGAAAAGAAAAAAGATATAGAAGAACAATCAAAAATTTTAGAAGTAAAATTAAAGTTAGGACAACCTGAATTTTAAAATTATTTAATTTTATCAACAACTAATCTAATTGAGTTTCTTTTTTTTGATAATGCCGAAGAAGGGTCAAAAATAGCTATTCTTTTCTCCCATTCTTTATCATAAGATTTATTATGAAATCTATTATATTTATTAGAACCAATACTAAAATCAGGAACATTTTTCGCTTTATACCAAAAAACTTTATCAGTGATATTTGTAGAATGTATACGATTATTAATAACCATACATCCATAATCCGCAGTTATTTCAGAAAATACTTGTTGAAAAATATCAAATGTTGGAAACATACCTGCATAATGATCATATAATCTTTTTCTATTTGATGTAATATCTTCAGCTAATAAAAAAATATAATCAAAATTAGAACGTAATTCAGGAGGAATACCTAATGAAAATTGCATTGTTAAAATGAAAGATAAATGATGATGTCTACCATTAAAAAATAATTCTAAAATATTTGGATCTTTTAACCATGTACCTTTACTTGACATACAATCATCCATTATAACCATAATACGATCATCTTTTTCTTTTTTACCTTCATCTTTTCTTTTTTTATTTTCACTATTAATTATACTTTGTCTTTCATATACTTTTGATAAAATATCAGAATCATATTCAGAATATATAAATGAATCAGGAATAAAATCAGAATAAAATTTATTTAATTTTTCAGTTCTACTAATAGCAATAGCAGCAGGTATTGATCTTTTATGATACATAATTTCTCTAGTTAAATATGATTTACCTGATGCTCTTTTTGCAATCATTGCAATTGTTGCATGTTCACACATATCTTTAATTTCAAATCTTTTTATAGCTAAATGAGAAGTTCCAAATTTAACATTTTTAGTTGTCATTATATTAATATAGAAAATTTTTTAAAAATCAGGGGGACCAACAAAAATATCATCTGAAACTTTTAATGGAGTATATATTGTAGGATTTAAAAAATTTGTACAGTCATTTAAATTTATTTCTTTGATTAAAATAACAGAAATAGCAGAAAATAGTGGTATTTTAATTTTATCATATAATAATACTCTTTTATTAATTTTATCAAATTTTTTATCATCATTATGTTGTAACCACATAATTATAAAAAAAACAACAATAAAAATTATAATATTTTTAATAATATCCATTAAAATAAATAAGAAATAATTATTTTCTAAATATAATATATATATATGGAAAATAATTTAAAAGTTCAAGATACAGACAATCAAAAAAAAATAATAAAATATTTTTTATTTGGGATAATTATAAGCATGAGTGTTAGATACATACCAAATACTCAAATTAATAATAAAGAAATATTAATGATAGGTGCAATTGCATCAATGTCATTTGCAATATTAGATATGATATCACCATCTATAATAATAAATTAAATATGTAAATAATTAGCAAAAAATTTTTCTTTACTTTTATCAATATTATTTTTAGATATAATTTGTGTTGGTATATTTTCTTTAGTAACACTATTAGAAAATATTTCTTGAAATT